TCGGCCAGCAACCCTTCGTCTACACCGCCCCCAGCGGTTTCCTCCCACTCAACACTTTCAACATCTAATCATGGCAACTACATTTGCAGTACCTGATGGACGAGTGGCGATGGCTGCTACGACGTATACGGGGAATGGGTCAACACAGACAATTAGTAATACAGTCAATACGGTGTCGTTTCAGCCTGATCTAGTGTGGGTTAAGAACCGTTCTAACGCTGTATCCCATGCGTTGGTTGATTCGGTTCGTGGCGCACCTAACCAATTAGCTTCTGATTTAACTTCAGCGCAAAACTCTGGTGGTAATGATTACACGCTATATGGCGGTGTCAGCGCATTAAGTGCTGCTGGGTTTACTGCCTCTTCGGGTACTGACCCGACGTATAAAGCAACTAACGGTAGTGGGCAAACCTACGTCGGTTGGCAATGGAAAGCCGGCGGTACAACGGTAACCAACGGCACAGGGACTATTTCATCTCAGGTGCGTGCAAACACCACTGCTGGGTTCTCTGTATCCACATTTACAACCCCTGCATCTGGCGCATTTACTTTTGGTCATGGGCTTGGTGTTGTTCCGTCAATGGTGATAGTTAAAAGACGCAGCAATGCATCTAGCTGGGGTGTTTGGCACACATCATTAAGTGGTGGAACATATTACGTTTTGTTAGATTCAACTGCCGCTCAAGCAAACGACTCTACTGTTTTTACAGCAACGCCAACGGTATCTGTTGTAAATATGGGGTCTGCATGGGCAACTACCGGCGCGCAGACAGCGGTCGCATACTGTTGGGCACCGGTAGCAGGTTACAGCGCATTTGGTAGTTACACGGGCAATGGTAGTGCGGATGGTCCGTTTATATACACTGGGTTTAGGCCACGGTGGATAATGATTAAACGTACGGATGCAACACTGAGTTGGGGTATTTTTGATACCTCTAGAAACGCATTCAATGTAGTTGATTTGCAGTTGTACGCCAATCTACCAGTAGCAGATAATGTTTTTACAACTATGGACATATTAAGCAATGGGTTTAAGAGCCGCTCTGCTACAGAGTACAACACCTCCGGTGGCACATATATCTACGCAGCCTTCGCCGAGAATCCGCTGAAGTACGCAAACGCAAGATAACCGTACTGGTGCGGCTCACCAGGGAATCGAAGGATTCACACAATGTCTGAAGAAGTACTAGCGGAAGTACCCGCGCCGGAACAGGAAGCCACGGCGGCACCTGAACCCGTAGAAGCACAGCCGGTAAAGGCGTTCACTCAAGAAGAGTTGGATGCCGCGATAGGAAAGAGGCTCGCACGCGAGCAACGAAAGTGGGAACGAGAGCGGGTAGTTGCTGCCCCTGTCGTCGCTGCTGATCCCAGACCAGAGCAGTTTGACTCGACTGAATCCTACGCCGATGCGTTGGCGATGAAGAAGGCCGAGCAGCTACTCTACGAACGGGATGTGCAGCGCCAGCAGACAGAAGTTCTCGGTGCTTATCACGACAGGGAAGAAGAGGCACGGAACAAGTACGATGACTTTGAACAGGTCGCGTACAATCCAAGCCTCAAGATCACGACCGTGATGGCACAGACGATCCAATCGTCGGATATTGGTCCTGATGTAGCCTACTACCTCGGTGCCAACCCGAAAGAAGCAGATCGTATTTCCCGCTTGGCGCCTTATGTGCAAGCCAAAGAGATCGGACGTATCGAGGCCAAACTGGCCTCGGAACCGATGGTCAAAAAGACTTCTAGTGCTCCCCCGCCTTTTACGCCTGTCACGGCCAGCAGCAAGGGCGCATCGACCTACGATACAACTGATCCCCGCTCCATCAAGTCGATGAGCACTTCAGAATGGATCGCAGCCGACCGCGCTCGACAGGTGAAGAAGATGGAAGCTCGCCTCCGCTAATTTTTTAAGGATTCAAAGTGGCTAACAGCATTCTTACCATTGACATGATCACCAGGAAGGCTCTCGAAATTCTCGAGAACAACCTGGTGCTCACCCGCAACGTCAACCGCCAATACGACGACTCGTTCGCCGTTGAAGGTGCAAAGATCGGCTCCACCCTGCGCATTCGTCTGCCCGACCGCGCTCTGGTGACCGATGGTGCCGCCCTGCAAGTTCAGGACGACAACGAGCAGTACACCACGCTGACGGTCGCAAGCCAGAAGCACATTGGTGTCAACTTCACCTCTGCTGAACTGACCATGCAGTTGGACGACTTTGCGGAACGGGTTCTCAAACCTCGTATCTCGCAGTTGGCCTCCAGCATCGATGCCGATGTCGCCAACTCCTACAAGTCGATCTTCTCGACTGTTGGTACGCCTGGCACCACGCCGTCCACCTCGCTGGTTCTGCTGCAAGGCAACCAGAAGCTGAACGAGTACGCTGCTCCGATGAACGATCGCTACGCGACGGTGAACCCCGCCGCCAATGCGAACTTGGTCGAGGGCATGAAGGGCTTCTTCAACCCAACGTCTACTATCAGCCGGCAGTTCACAGCAGGCATGATGGGCACTGGCGTTCTGGGCTACGACGAAGTCAACATGTCGCAGTCGATTGGGAACCACACCACTGGGTCACGTTCTACGTCGGACACTATCCTGGTGAACGGCGCTATCAGCACCCAAGGTCAAGCCACCATCAGCATTGACGGCGGCACCGGGTCGGCTACGGTCACTGTCGGCGATGTGTTTACTGTTGCTGGCGTGTACTCGGTCAACCCGCAAACCCGTCAATCCACCGGCAGTTTGCAGCAATTTGTTGTGACGGCGGCCAACACGGCATCGTCCGGCGCTTGGACTAGCATCGCGGTTTCCCCCGCGATGTACACATCCAGCAACGCTCTGGCAACGATTGATGCGTTCCCAGCGGATAACGCGGTAGTCACTTTTGTCGGCGCAGCCTCCACGGGCTACCCGCAGAATCTGATTTATCAGAAGAATGCGATCACATTCGCAACGGCTGACCTCTTGCTGCCGCAGGGCGTGGACATGGCTTCGCGCCAGGTCCATAACGGCATCTCGATGCGTATTGTTCGTCAGTACGACATCAACAATGACCGTATGCCTTGTCGTATCGACGTTCTGTACGGGTACAGCGTCATCCGTCCGCAAATGGCCGTGCGCCTCTGGGGTTGAACATGAGTTACGTTCTTGGCAATCTGGTCAAACAGTCCGTCATTAGCGTAACCTTGTCGCCTGCTTCTGTGGCAATCAACACCACAGCAGAACAGACGTTCACGGTTAACGGTCTTCTCGCTGGAGATTTTGTGACCTGCAACAAGCCTACCGCGCAAGCGGGGTTGGGCATTGTGGGTTGCAGGGTCTCTGCGGCGAACACCCTCGCGATTACGTTCAGCAACAACACGGCGGGTGCTATCACTCCGACCGCAGCCCAGGTCTATCTGATCCTGGTGACGCGGCCTGATAGAACGATCACTGACGGCAACATCTAAAGGAAATTATCATGGCTCTCCCTAATGGTTCTGGCGGTTACCAACTCGGTGACGGCAACACTGGCGAAATTCTGTTTGTTGCGCAACCCACGCCAACTTCAATTGCTGCCGGCAACGCTACGTTGACTGCGGCTCAGTTGGCGACTAGGATTCTTCTTGGCTCGCCAGGCACCAGCGCAGCAGCGTACACGCTGCCGACTGCTGCTCTGACGGACGCTGCGTTCCCAAGCATGCCCAACAACTCGTCTTTTGACTTCACCGTGATCAACGTTGATGGCTCAAGCTCCGGCGTCATCACGATGACCGCCGGTACGGGTTGGACGATTGGCACTTCTGGGTCGCAAGGCCTTATGACTGTGGCTGCTACCGCAGGCACCTCAATTAGCTTCCGCGCTCGCAAAACGGGCGATGCTACTTGGGCGTTGTACCGCCTCTAATCAAGGCACTCCCCTCCTGTGCTCACAAGGCGCAGGAGGGCCAAATTCTAGGGGCGATCTGTGGTAATCTATCTGAAGCACCCTGTACACGGCACCAAGGTTGCTATGGCAGAACTTGAGGCCGAGCAAGACGAAAAGAACGGCTGGGTAAGGTATACTCCGGGCGAGCAGGCACCAGTGAATGAACTGAGGCGCCGACGCAAGGAGTCTGAATGACCACCACTGCCGGGGACCAGATCAACGGGGCGCTGCGCCTGATCGGCCAACTTGCCGAGGGTGAGACGCCTTCCGCTGCTACGTCCCAGGACGCGCTCACAGCCATGAATCAGATGATCGATTCATGGAGCATCGAGCGTCTGGCGGTGTTCAGCACCCAAGATCAGGTGTTCATGTGGCCCCCCGGCGCTATCAGCCGCACGCTTGGCCCGACCGGCGACTTTGTCGGCAACCGGCCAGTACTGCTAGACGATTCGACGTACTTTCGCGATCCCGCGAACAACATCTCGTTTGGCATCAAGATTCTCAACCAGCAGCAGTACAACGGTATTGCGGTAAAGACCGTGACCAGCACCTACCCACAGGTGATCTGGGTCAACATGACCTACCCCGACATCGAGATGTACATCTACCCGGTGCCGACCAAAGTGCTGGAGTGGCACTTCGTCTCAGTATCTGAGTTGACCCAACCGGCCACGCTGGCGACGGTGTTGTCCTTCCCGCCAGGCTACCTGCGGGCGTTCCGGTACTGCCTGGCCTGTGAGATCGCTGCTGAGTTTGGTGTCGAGCCGTCGCCGCAAGTCTCGCGGATCGCCATGACATCCAAGCGCAACCTGAAGCGCATCAACAACCCGGATGACATCATGTCGCTGCCGTACAGCATCGTGGGTACTCGGCAACGCTACAATATTTTCGCTGGCAATTACTAAGTGAAAACCCCCATTCTAGGGCAGTCATACGTTGCCCGCAGCATCAACGCTGCGGACAACAGGCTCGTCAACCTGTTCCCCGAAGCCATCCCCGATGGCGGCAAGGAAGCCGGGTTCCTGAACCGCGCCCCAGGATTGCAGTTCCTCCAGACGGTCGGCACTGGACCTATCCGGGGCTTGTGGGCGCACCAGACCAACGGGTCGGACTTCTACGTCGTCTCGGGCATCCAAGTTTTCAAGCTCACCAGCACCAGCGCAACTCCTCAGTTGCTGGGCACCGTGTCGGGCACTGGCCCAGTGTCCATCGCGGACAACGGCGCCACCATATTTTTCGCCTGCAACGGCCCGAGCTACACCTACTTTGAGCCAACGGGCGAGTTCAACCAGATCACGGATGAAAACTTCCCCGGAGCTGTCACTGTTGCGTACATCGACAATCTGTTTGTCTTCAACGAGCCGAATAGCCAACGGATCTACAGCGTTGATACCATACTTTTTAACCCGCCAAACCCCCCGCAATACATCTACCCGCTGGTTTTTAGTTCAACTGACTTCTCCAGCGCCGATGGCTCGCCTGACGGTGTGGTGGCGATCAACGTAGACCACCGGCAGATGTGGGTGTTTGGTACTGACTCGGTCGAGGTCTGGTACAACGCCGGCTTGGCAAACTTCCCGTTGACGCCTGTCCAGGGCGCGTTCAACGAGATTGGTTGTGCGGCCCCCTACTCGGTCGCCAAGCTCGACAACGCGCTGTTCTGGCTGGGCACTGATGCTCGCGGGCAGGGCATTGTCTACAAGAACAACGGCTACAGCGGCGTCAGGGTCTCGACCCACGCCATCGAGTACGCCATTGCTCAGTACGGCAACATCTCCGACGCAGTAGCCTACACCTACCAGCAAGAGGGCCACGCCTTCTATGTCTTGAACTTCCCGTCAGCCAGCAAGACCTGGGTCTACGATGTGTCGGTGCAAGCCTGGCACGAACGCGCCAGCGGCAACGAGGGCCAGTACCGGCACAGGTCAAACTGCCAGTGCAACTTCGGTGGCACGATCATCGTCGGCGACTTTGAGAACGGCAACATCTACGCCTTTGATCTGGATGTCTACGCCGACAACGGTCAGATTCAGCGGTGGTTGCGGTCATGGCGGGCGCTGCCAACCGGCCAGAACAACCTGAAACGCACGGCCCACCACTCGCTGCAACTCGACGCCGAGTCTGGCGTCGGGCTGAACGGGATCGATCCTTTTGCGCCGCTGAAGAATCTGCTGGCTGAAGGGTTCCCGTTTCTGGCCACAGAGTTGGACGATGACATAGCCACCGAGACCGGCGTTGGGCTTCTGGCTGTCACGCCGATCACTACGTCTGACGACTTGCTGACCGAGTCGGGCGAGGACATCCTCGTGTCTGTAGCTACGGTGCAAGGCGTCAACCCACAAGCCATGCTGCGCTGGTCAGACGATGGTGGCCACACCTGGTCGAACGAGCACTGGCGCTCGATGGGCGCTATCGGTCAGTACGGCTACCGCACTATCTGGCGGCGGCTGGGCATGACCGAGAAGCTCCGCGACCGGGTCTACGAGGTCTCAGGCACTGACCCGGTAAAGATCGCCATCATGGGCGCTGAACTGTTCATCACCCCGACCAATGCTTAATCTCACCCAAGTCCCGGCGCCGCGTGTGCCCCTTGTTGACAGCAACACAGGCTTGGTGTCGACGGAGTGGTTTCGGTTCTTCAATGGGCTGTACGCGGTTGTCGGCGAAAACCAGAACACCCTTCAGCCAGTCAACGGCGGCACGGGTCTGTCGGCCACTCCCACGAACGGCCAGTTGCTCATTGGCAACGCTGTTGGGTACACACTCAACACACTGACACCAGGTGCTGGCATCAGCATCACCAACGGCGCTGGCAGCATCACGCTTGCCAACGCGGGCGTGTCGTCCTGGTCTGGCGGCACTACTGGCCTGACCCCAGCCACGCCGGCCACTGGCAATGTCATCTTGTCGGGCCTGCTCAACGTCGCAAGCGGCGGCACAGGGCAGAGCAACTACACCAACGGTCAACTGCTGATTGGCAACACCGCCGGCAACACGCTGGGCAAAGCAACGTTGACCGCAGGCAGCGGGATTGCAATCACCAATGGCGCTGCTTCGGTTACCATCGCATCAGACAAAGCCTACGGTTCGTTTTACGATACCACGACCCAATCTGGCGTAGCCCTTACTGCCACAGCGATTACGTTCAACTCGACAGATTTATCGTATAACATAGCTATTGGGACGCCAACGTCTAGAATTGTTGTAACTCGCGCAGGCATTTACAACTTACAATTTAGCGCGCAGATATCAAACCCTACTGCTTCAATTGACGATGTAACTATATGGATTCGGCAGAATGGCGTTAATATAGCCGACTCTGCTGGTATTGTTGGTACTCCAGAAAAACACGGCGCAATCAATGGGCATACGGTCATTGGTTGGAACTACATTCTGCAAGCTGCCGCCAACGATTATTTTGAGTTGTATTGGATTACCGACAACGGTACGACTCAAATCTTGACCTATCCGGCATCCGCATCGCATCCGCAAGCGCCGTCGATGATTCTGACCGTACAACAGGTATAACATGAGCACAATCCTCTCCCCAGCCCCAAAGCTGCAATTCTTCACCGAAGGCGGCATTCCGTTGGCCGGGGGGAAGCTCTACTCCTACGCTGCTGGCACCACCACGCCGCTGGCAACGTACACCACATCGTCTGGCATCCAGAACAACACCAACCCAATCATCCTCGATAGCCGGGGCGAAGCGGCGGTGTGGCTGGGCGCGGCCTCGTACAAGCTCACGCTGACCGACTCCAACGATGTAGAAATTTGGACTGTTGACAACATCACCACGCAAGACGCCATGAACGCTTTGACCGCGTTTGAGGCCAGTCTTGCCAGTTCCCAAGGCTCATCGCTTGTTGGCTACGCCCCTGCGTCTGGCCCGCCAAACCGCACGGTGCAGGCCAAGCTGCGTGATGTGGTCAGCATCAAAGACTTTGGCGCTGTCGGTGACGGCACTACGGACGACACCACCGCGCTGCAAGCGGCCATTGCCTACTGCGAGAACGCTACTCAGTACGGTGGGCGAGCGCTGTACCTCCCCGGCGGTCGGTACAAGATCAGCGGCGCGCTGACTCTCAGCAAAGAGTTCATCACAATCTTTGGCGATGGCGCTTGGGAGTCCCAGATTTACGCTGTTGGCCTAGCCACCAGCGCGTTGGCTACGGCCAACATGCAGTACCTGCGCCCGTTTCTCCGTGACTTTGGCATTGTCAACACCGGCACCGGCAAGGGCATCGACTTTGGCAACATCACGGGCCAAGTCTATTTAGGTGAGTTGAAGAACCTCTACATTGAGTCGGGCGACGATGGGTTCTACGCCCCGCACTTCTTCTCGATGGTGGTGATGAACGTGTCGTCGCTCAGTCGGACGGGCCACTCGTTCCGCGTTGCCTGCGGGCCTGGCGTCAACTGGATTGGCTGCTACGCGCTAGAGTGCGGGCTAGGCAAAGCAGGCTACAGGCTGCGCGGCGGCATTCTGATGAATGCCTGCAACGGGCTAAACGAAGGTGACTTCTGGGGCGTCTTTGGCAGCAACCCGTCGAACCTTGACGGGTTCCAAAACGATTTTGATGACAACGATTTTCCTGACATCACGTTGCTCAACTGCAACCTTGAACGTTGGGGCAGTCTGACCACCGGCGGCGAGGCGGTTCGCGTGGTCAACACCTATCGAAACTTCACGTTCATGGGCGGAAAGATTGACCGGTTCGATTTGGCGACCAATTACTCTGCCATTATCAACTGCTTCACCGGGTCCAACGGCGGCACCGAGCCTGTGCGTCTAGGCATAGGGGCGTTGTTCCTTGGGGGCGGCACACCATCGTTGGCAAACTTGTATTCGTCCGGGCAAGCATCCTACTTCGACACCAACGACCAGTTCTACGTTAGCGGCATCACCTCGTTCAAGCAAAGTGCCACGATCTACCCAATTCTTCGACAGTGGGTGGCCGGCGACATCTACGGCGACAACGCCCACTACTTTAGCGCCATTTCGCCCCGACGCAATAGCGTGCAGATGGTGCGGTACGCCGAGCCGGCAGCGTTGACGCCAGTTGGAGCGGGGCAAGCAATCGTGGTCACTGGATACACCAAGGTGGTGGTGACCCCGGCAGCAGCGGCCAGCATTACAACGGCGACGTTCGACGCCACGCCCAACACCGTCTCAGACTTTGGGCGCAACGGCGATCTGCTTATCGAGGCCGGCAACGCCAACTTGACAATCATTTATTCTGCATCTGGCGCCAACACGTTTAGGCTGGCTGGCGGCGTCAGCTTGGCGCTGGCAGCAGGGCAGGTGGTGCGTTTCTGTCTATCCGACACCGGCGGCAACTGGTGGCAAGTCTAAAAAGGACCAATCATGGCTGGCGTTAAAATTTCAAATCTGCCCGTTGTAGCGGTCACACCGCTGACGGGCGCCGAGCTTCTTGCTGTAGTTCAAGGAGGCGTCACCTCGCAGACTACGGTGGCGCAGTTGTTTGACTACGTTGAGCCAAACTTGTACTTGTACGAGAACTTGGCGGTGGTCTCCACCGACTACACCATCAGCACCAACTACAACGCAATGAGCGCCGGACCCATTACGATCAATTCCGGCGTATCGATCACCGTCCCCACTGGCTCCTCTTACTCTGTTGTCTAAGGAAAAATCATGACCGTAACTATCAATGGCGCAGGCACCATCACCGGCCTGACCTCGGCTGATGTGCCGCAAGTCAATGTCACCACCAAACTTCTTGTTGGTGGGCCGACTACCAGCGCAGGCGCTCAAGGTGTTCAAGTCTACGGGTTGGCATCTGCTGGCGCGGCAAATATTCTGCAACGGGCGTATTCGGACACTACCAACGGCGCGCAGCTTTTGATGCTCAAGACTCGCGGGACAACTGCTACGTCTACCACTGCGGTGCAAAGCGGCGACACTCTTGGAGCAGTAACTTTCCTAGGCGCAGACGGAACGTCCAACCAAGCGTTTGGCGCCTTTACCGGTTTTGTTGACGGCGCTGTTTCAACGGGCACCGTCCCTACGGCAGTCTCAATCACCACGGGCACCACTTCCGGCACCGAGCGGATGCGCATCACCAGCGCCGGCCTGATGGGCATTGGTACAGGCACCCCGGCATCTAGCGCCATTGTGGATGTCACCTCGACGACACTGGGCTTCAAGTTCCCGGTGATGACCACCACGCAGAAGAACGCCATTGTCAGCCCTGTTGCTGGCCTAGTGATCTTTGATTCGACGCTCGCCAAACTGTGCGTCTACTCTGGCTCGGCCTGGCAGACCATCACCTCGGTATGAAAACCCCCGCTTGGCAGCGCAAGGAAGGCAAGAACCCCGAGGGCGGCTTGAACGCCAAGGGACGCGCCTCGTACAACAAGGCCAACCCCGGCAAGCCTGGGTTGAAGCCACCGCAGCCCGAGGGTGGGGCTCGCAAGGACTCGTTCTGCGCCCGGATGGGCGGCGTGCCGGGTCCGATGAAGGACGCCAAGGGCGAACCTACCCGCAAGGCGCTGGCGCTGAAGAAGTGGAAATGCTGACATGAAGGTGACCTACGGTCCAGAGTTCTTTGCCATTGCGAAGAACACTCCGTCGAAAGTCAAGTTTCGACAGAACATTCTGACCGTACAGGAAGGGATGCAGAAGATGATCGCTGACGGCGACATGCCGGATCGGTTGCCTGACTGCACCCTAACGCACACTTTCTCGCCCATGCATGAAGAGTACGGGTGCCGGACCTACGCCAGACAGATGTTCATCCCGCAAGGGACGCTGATTATCGGGAAGATTCACCGGCACCAGCACCTGAACTTCATCATGCAGGGTAAGGTGTCGGTCAGCACTGAGTTTGGCAAAAAGTACTTTGAAGCGCCCTGCACCTTTGTCTCTGAAGAGGGACTGAAGCGAGCGGTGTACGCGGAAGAAGACACGATCTGGGTGACGGTGCATATGACCAAGCACTCGGAGCTAGACGCGATAGAATCAGAACTCATCTCG